CGGCATTGCGTACCGACATCGGGACGTTCAGGGATCAACTGAGCGCGATCGGTGTTATCTCGACTGGCACCAAGAGTGCAGTCGGCAAGGCACGCATTCGGGATATAGGCACTGGTCGTACGGCGCGGTTGGGACTAGCTGCCGCGGCAACGGCGAGCGCACCGCCAGCAGGCGGAACAGGTGAAACGGTCGGCGGTTACGACAACGCCAGCAATCGCAACTTGATGATTGTGTCATTGACAGCGACACGTACCGACATTGCAGCCCTCCGGGCTGAGTTGGTTGAAGCAGGTATCGTCGGAGCCTAGCGGCTTTTTTTGGAAAGGATTCCCTTATGGATGATTCGTTGGAGTTTTCTTGGCTCGACGACTTACAGCCTGTATTTACCGGGCTGGAGTCACGCACGGAGATGATGCGCGACAACGCGCAACTCGGTAAAGATCGCATCTGGTGGTGCGATGGCGAGTATCTCTGGTTCAGGCGTGCCAAGTCGAACCCGGCAACGCTGGATCGACATAACAAGTTTGTCGCCGACGGCGACTACGTGCATGTCGAGACGCAGGGAGAGGTCGAGGTTTGGCAACTCCGGCCACAATCTCAGTTCGCCACGTCGGGTAAAAAGCAATTCGACATCTCTCAGATGGATACATACAACGTTCGGCGTCAGGCGGCTCTTGCTGCCTGTCGTCGCGACTGGGGAGCCTTCAAGGACATCATGACTTTTCTTCGTGAACGCATCACTGCTATGCACGGAGCTAATATCGCCGGCGGAGAGATGGAGTATGCCGACGCGTACATGGCGGTGATCGCCTCTGTTACGCAACGCAACGGTCCGTCAGGCGGTGAGATTAATAACGAGCTGTTGGCACTGGCGCAGAAGTCGGGTGACAACAAACGCATGATCTCGATCAATGCCTGAACTGGATACAGACTGGCTCGACGCGGCTGAACGTAAAGCCGTAGGAGTTCCCAAGCCGCCGCGAGCTTCGCGCAAGCGTCGGCCTAAAGCGCTGGTACTGGCAGAACGTAATTTGTCGCTACCCAAGCGCTACTATCTCAGGATGCTGGTCGAGAGTACTTCGATCGCGATGGCGCAACGCCGGATGCAGGACGCCGGCTACAATTTTAATCGCACGACGTATTGGCGCTGGCAGACAGAACCTGATTTTGCTGACGCGTTGAGTGAGCTGCAGGAATGGGACTACAAGTGTTCGGTGATCAACAAGTCGCGGCTGATGTTGGACGCGGAGAAGATCAAGCAACACGCGCTGGAAGAGACCGACATATTATACAAGGGTGACGCAACCGGGCATAAAGAGCGAGATCTCGGCATCGCGCTCCGGGCAGTAGAGTTTCAAGGCAAGGGTCTGGGTATTACAGATCCTGATCAACGCGGAGTCAAGGTTAATATTGACATCGACTTTTCAGGTCGCGTCGAGGGGATAGAAATCGACGGTGAGTTTGAGACGCTCAGTGTCGAGTAACGACCCGACGATCTGTAATATTGTATACGACATGCTTATGGAAGGCAAGCATACGGGTATTGTACAAATGGACTTGGAGGGTGGTGCTATTTTTGTGGACGCAGAAATAAACGTGTTGCGTGTGCGCAATTCCCAGACGGATAGAACCGTCTTCTTTTCACACATTAACAAGTATTGTCGGAAACGATCCGACCAAGCTGTCCACTGATGGCTAGGAGTCGCGTCAAGTATCGTCCGATGGGAGAGATACTCTGCCGCTTCGGACTGTGTACTAAAGACGTACAGATTATCATGGGACCACTGGGTTCCGGTAAAACCAAAGCCGTCGTGTTCAAGATTATCAAGTTGCTGGCGGAGCAACGTCCAGATGCAAACGGTATTAGAAAGTCTCGTGTGGTGGCTATTCGTAATACCTATTCCGATTTGAACACCACAACGATTCGAGAGTTTAAGGAATGCGTGTCTCCAGCAATGGGGTCGTTCGTAAATTCCAAACCTCCCGTCTTTACTTTCAACTTTGAGCTTGCGGACGGTACGTTCGTAGAAGCCGAGGTTGACTTCTTGGCGCTGGACAGGCCAGAGGATGTTCGAAAACTTCGCGGAACACAGTATACGTTCGCGTGGTTGAACGAGATTAAAGAGTTACCGAAGGCAGTGCCGGACATGGTGCTCGGTCGTATTGACCGGTTCCCGACGCCGGGCTTCTCGACATGGGTCGGGATCATCGGTGACTCTAACGCATGGGACGAGGATCACTGGCTCGCAGTACTTCATGAAGAGTGGGTACAGGGCCACATGCCGGGTTACGAGTTCTTCACGCAACCGGGCGCAGTCATCAAGACTACTGATCATGATTATCCCGGTGCGGCCAAGTCACTGAACGGCACGTACTGGTACGTCAATCCGGCCGCTGAGAACTTGGTCGTGTTACGCACCAACTACTACCAGCGGCAGATCGCCGGTAAGAAGGACGATTGGATTTCAGTCAACCTTGGCAATGAGCTAGGGTTGGCGATCGATGGCCGGGCGGTTCATCCTGAGTATCAGGAGTCCGTGCATCGAGCAGAGAAGAACCTCAAGGCGCTGATAGGCATTCCGGTGTTTGTCGGTATTGACTTTGGGCTACAGCCGGCGGCGCTGTTTTGTCAGCGACAGCCGACTGGAGTTTGGCACGCGCTGGACGAGATTGTATTCGAGACGGGCGACGCGGTTAAGCTGGCGGACGCCATCAAGTTGAAGTGCGCTTCAATGCGTGAAGAGTCGCGCATTAGTCCTGATGACACAAATTCGCTGAAGTTTATTTTCAAGGGCGATCCGTCAGGCGATAGTGGTTCAGAAGCCGACTCGCAGACAGCTTTCAAGATTATGCGGATGAACGGTGTGCCGGCGATACCGGCCTCGACCAACGACCCGGCGCTCAGACGTGACGCATTAACCCGTCCGCTGACACGCATGGTGAACGGCGGTCCGGGCCTGAGAGTATCGCCGCGCTGTAAAGTTTTTCGCAAGGGCATGGCTGGCGCTTTTTGTTACAAGCGCATTCAGGTGAGCGGCGACGAGCGGTTCAAGGATAAGCCGGACAAGAATAGATTTTCGCACGTCGTTGAGGCGGGCGAGTATGCATTGATGGATGCCGGCGAGCACTCTGTATCGGACGCAACTGCAATTGGCGTTATGAAGATGCCCAACCACCCGGTTACTCCGAGTGGCGGTCCTTCCGGTCGACAAGCAATTGGTCCGAGCTGGAATGTTTTTAACGTATAACAGCGTGTCGTTGCTGGATCTGGCGTATCGGTATCCGGTGGATGTCTGGGTTGCTTTCATGGACATCGATCGAGAACATACGCCGGTCGCGCGGTCATCGCTTTGGAATTTGCTGGCGCCGGGGTTTCAGCACGTAGAGATCTGGAGACGGTTGCGGGATGATCTTTGGATTCGGTGCGATCCGAGCGTCGAGCTTATTAACGTACAACCCTACAGTTTACCGCCGTGGATTCTCTTGAAGCATTTGAATCCGACGGTAGTTCGAGTTCGCAGGGTAGTGGAGATGGGCCGTTGGCGCAAACGGTTTTTTATCGGTCCGTTATCTTGTGTCGAGCTAACTAAAGCATTTTTGGGCGTTCCCGGTTTCTTTATTTGGACGCCATTGCAACTCTATAATTTTTTGAGGAGAGAAGGTGAAAAGACCAAAGAAACCAAAAGAATCCGCTGAAGTAGTGGCGCTTCGATCGCGTGAGATTCGGCGTCTGGGGGAACTCGACGAGGAAGAGAATCGACGCATCAAGGCAGCACTGCATCCTCAGACACGCGCGTTCCGTCGGTCGTCGGGAGATTCAGGTGGCTCTGTGCGTTCCGCTGCGGGTTCAACGGGTCGCGACAGTTTAGATCGCGCAGGTAGAAAGATAAGACGCCTTCCTGACTAAGAGAAGAACAATGCCAAAATTTCTTGATGTATTACCCTCTGGACTTGAAGACGGTGAGACGCTTATTAACCGGCGCACCAAAGCCGCTGCACGAAAAGAGTTGTGGCGCGATTTGTACCGGGACTGTTACCGGTTTGCCATGCCTGCACGCGAGACGTTTGACTGGGGACTTACACCGGGCGCGACAAAGAACAACATACTGTATGACTCGACACTTCAGGAGTCGACATACACTGCAGCCAACACGTTAGTTGCGTTGCTGTTTCCGAACTGGCAACACTGGGGCGCGTTAGCTCCCGGTGGCAGCATTGATCCGACGAGCATTACCAAAGAACATCTCGGTGTGTTGCAAGACATCACCAAGATCTTTTTCGATTTTTTGAACAACAGTAATTTTCCGCAAGTCAGCAACGAGGTTGCTCTGGACTTGCAGGTCGGTACGGCCGCACTTCGTTTCGATGAAGGTGCAAGTGACGAAGCACCGTTTAACTTTTCTGCGACACCGCTTTCGGCGTTGGAGTTGGAAGAAGGTCCGTTAGGGACGATCGAGACCGTGTTTATGCTGCGTAAGCCGACAGCTCGCAATCTGACGCGGATGTACGAGAAGATGGAAGTGTTTGATCTTCCGATCGCACTGCAAGATAAGATACGCGAAAAGCCGGATGATACGGTCGAGATAATTCAGGCAACTGTGTTTGATCCAAAGACGAAGCACTACTACGGTATTGTTTTGTGGGTCGAGGCCAAAGCAATTATCTGGCGTTATGATTTCGGCGAGAGTTCGCCTGATATCGTAGCGCGCGCCAGCAGAGTTGCGGGTGAGCTTTACGGTCGCGGTCGTATTATGTTGGCACTTTCAGATGCACGTACGTTGGACAAGATGCAGGAGTTCACACTTCGCCACGCGGCACAACAGATTGCTCCGCCGATGACAGGTGTTAGTGACGGCATATTGAATCCATATACGGCAGTGCTTTCACCCAACACGATACTGCCAGTCGGTTCTAATGATCAGCGTAATCCATCACTGCGCGTGATGGAGTTTGGCGGCAACTTCAGTATCTCACACGAGATCATGGATGCGTTACGTGAACGCATTCGTCGCACCATGCTCGGACCCGAGCCGTCAGAAGGTGCAGTGAAGAGTGCGACTGAGGTTAGTATCTCGGATCGCAATCGACTCTGGGCGATGGGCGGTGAATACGGCCGCATCCAAGTCGAGTTTCTGGTCAAGGTCATGTCGCGAGGTATCAGTATACTGCAGCAACGTGGACTGGCTCCTAAGTTCAAGGTCGATGGTCGCGAGGTTGCGGTCAAGTTCGTGTCACCGTTCGCACGATCACAGGATGCTGAAGATCTTCTGGCGCTGGAGCGCACGCTTGGCGTGATGGCTTTGGCAGATCCAACAGGCGCAGTAGCCGCCGTCGGTTTGAAGATTGAAGAGTTCCCGGCGTGGATCGCCAAGAAGACAGCATTGGACCAAGCACTCGTTAACAGTAAGGCTGAGCGAGACAAGTTGAAAAGGACGCAGTAGCCGCTGCGCCGGACATAGCAGAAGCTAACGAAGCGGGGTTGATACCTAATGTCGGAGGACAATAACAAGGACGTTGATTGGTTTGAAGGAGATCAGGAAGAA